GTAGTAGTTTGAATAGCTGTTTCGATGGCTGCACTATCATTTAACAAACCCGCATAAACCACTGTTGCTGCATTAGCTGCCATTAAGCACTAGTGATGTCTTCCCATGCAGCCGCTCCAGTTGTTCTAGCAGTTATGCACACAGACAATTTAGATTTAGTAATATCATATACAAGAGTTCCAACTTCAACCTCCATTAGTTCGATGTTAGTAGTTGTTAAATTTGGAACAACTAAACTTGTTGGATTAAGAATATCAGAATTATTTGTTAGACTTGGCATTTTTTTTCTCCTTTGGTTTTACTTCTTCAACTTCTTTAGGTATAGTTTTCACATACTCTAATGTTTCAATATTATTTAGAAATCTTTTAGCTTCAAAATTTGCTTTCCCTCTAGCAAGTCTTCCTTCAGAACTCATAATTATTTCCTCGTGTTAGTAATTTTACATATTTCGTTTGGAGCTTGTAACTGATACACTCCTCTTTCCCATGCTCTAATAGTTGTAGATTTTCCTTGGTCTACTATTGTAACTACTTTCAAACCTTCTGCCGATTTCCAAACCATTCCTTGACGAGCTACTAATACATAAGCTTGGTCTGCTTGAACTGCCTCACTTACAATAATTCCCATCCCTAGTAATTTTCCAACTTGTCCGTTCTGCATTACTCCACTCTCATAAGTTGGATGATTAAGAATTTTAGTATTTGAAATCATGTTTGTGTAGTCTGTTCCATTCACTACAATATATCCATTACCAGTTAGAGCATCTATTCCATCAACTCTTAAAGTTTGAACAGCGTCGAGGATATCTTTAACTGGGTCTCTGTTAGCAACTGTTGCTGAGTCCCATTCATTTCCTATTCCGATTGATACACTATTTCCTGCGTTTGTAGATGAACTAGCTTCAATAGCAACATCAATTTGATAAACTATTTTTCTTCCAAGTCTGTAAATCTTTCTTTGTAACATTGGAACTGTTGCATTTTGTTGTGCTTCTAAACTAATAATACTTTCACCTGCATACTTTTGAATAATAGAACTTACCTTAGTTTCTGTAACATCAAAAAATGGGAATGCCGCATACTGAGGTACTCCTCTTATTGGTGAACCTTCTCCACCATCTGTATCATTGTCATTAGTTTCTCTAAAATATGATTCTGTCCATGCACTAGAACTATCAACTGCACATAATGCTTTCCATTTTTCCTCAATTTTTACAACTGCTTTTACTGCTGTATCTATATTCTCACTTCTTAAATCTGCTTCTCTGTCATTGTCAGCCATTTAAACTAGAGTCCCCACTCGTGTTCTCATAAAAGTATTATTCCCAGCCTCTTCAGATTTTCCTACAACTGAGCCAGTTAGTAAGTCTGCTGCTGCTGCCCCGCTTACATCGTTGTTTGCTCCACCGATATTAACAATAGCACCCGCTGTTATAGCAACTGCTGTGCAATGTATATCCCATACACCATTCATAGCAACTGTGATTTCAGTAATCCCATCAGATAAAGATTTTTCTTCCCAAGCAATTCCGCCAAATGGGTCGTTGTCTGCACCTGCAATTTCAACAAGATTAGAAGTAGTTAATTTCATAAGAGTTCCAATAGGGACGGCTGTAGCATCTGCAATATTTCTTCTAATAAACCATGTGGGTGTTTCAATACACCTCGCCTCGTTTGTCATAAAATGTAGTGCCTAAAACATTATTTAAATGTTTTGATTTTATCTCGGTAATTTCTGATAGTAAAATCTAACTCTTCCAAGTCCAATAGTGACTTATCCATAGTGTCCTGAGCATCTTTTCTTATTGCTTCTAGCCTCTTTAGACCTTCTTCCCAGTTACTTTTGTTCATTTGCTTTAGCGATGTCAGCACCAAGAGATGTTCCTTCAAACATTTCTTTTGCATTATTTACTTTAACATCTTCGGGAGAAACAAGGACAGATTCAACTCTTCCACCTGCACTGGAAGCCAAGAGGTCGTTAGATTGTAACTTCTCTTTTCTGTCGTTCTGTTCTTTTAATTCTTCCTTAGCTTTTAGGATTTCATCCCTAACAGCTTGGGCTTCTTCAACAATAGACATAGGTTTATCTTCAATAGGTTTAACCTCTTGAGGTTTTTTATCTTCATCCATATTTTATTACTATTTTATTACTATTTAAATTTTATTACTTTCTAGAGGGGAGTTGTATTTTATATCCAATCACACCTGCAATAACCATCAAGACTATTTTTAATAGTGTTCCATTAATCCCTTGACTTAAAGCATAACATTCTAATATTGTTAAACAGATTAATCCTATGCAAACTATTCTCCAGTCTATTGGTTTTTTTATTGTTTTTTTCTTTGTCATTTATTGACCTCCTTCTAATCATGGTATTAAGCTATCAATGAATCCTTGTGGTGCTGTTTCTTTCTGTCTTTCGGGAACAGTCCTTCTAGCTAATTCAATCATTCTAAAATCTATTATCATCGGGTCTTGTGCTCCAAGTAAAGATGTTTGCATATCAGCAACTAGTGCATCTCTTTCTCCACCCACTGAATAGAATGAATCAAACTCAGCTAAATTAGGTAGTGCTGTTTCAAACTTTAGAATATCTGCATTTGTATCTGTTAGCATTTGAACATGAGCATCTTGAATTAGTTGAAGCTGAACATTGAATTGTCTAAGGTATTGTGATTTGAGTGCAGGGTTAGCTGCTGCTTGTGTAGACCAATCCTGAAGTGTCTGCTTTCCTTCGTCCAAAGTTCTCTGTTGTGCTGTTGTTGTGTCCGACCTTTGACCTTTCATATTATTTAAAACACTTGAGGCAATAGTTCCTGCAAAAAGAATTGCTCCTCCAACTACACCAAGAACTGCACTTGTTCCCCCTGTTGCGGGTGCTGCTATAAATCCTGCAGCTATTGCTGTTCCTGCTAAAGTTAAAGCTCTAGGAACTGCATCTCTTACTCCCACCGTTAAAGCTTCTGTTTGAGAAATATCTGTTGGGGTTAAACCTGTTGTTGGGTCAATCTGTCCAACTTGTCCTGCTAGTTCTCCTGCCCTTCTTTGTTCTAAGTTTCCAACTGCTTGAACTTCTTGGACATCACTTGTTAAACTTCCCCCTTTTTGTTCTTGAGGAACATCTTTCAATATTCTAAATTCTTCTTGGGATAATACTTTAGTTAATCCTCCCCTTGTTACTGTTACAGTCCCATCTGCATTGAACACAGAACTTTCATCCACCTCTTTTGGAGGAACAAAGTCTGGATTAGTTGTTGGAAAGAACTTACCTTCATTAGAGGTAAAGCCCCCTTTAGTTTCATTAAAAGAACCTGTTGTTTTTCCAGTCCCTTCTATTGGTTTTGAAGGAAGACACACCTTAAGGTTCTCATCCCAAAATCCACCTGTTGCTTCACATCTTTCTTTTGGTGTTTGTTTCCCTACCTCGCTTGGTCCTGTGTTACTTGCTGTTAGTACCATTATTCTCGGGGTAGTGATGCCTCCACATCATTTGGTTGAATAGAAGTCTGTCCTGTATTCTTAGCTTCTGTTTCTTGAACTAAGCCTCCTAAACTTGGCGGTCTGTTAAATGTTATTTTAATCGCTTGTTGAAGTAATAGGTCACCTTCTAAATCGATCTGCTCCTTAGTGTAGATAGGCTCGAAGATAACATGACCCATCTTTCCACCAACCTCTGAAGTCCCGTCACTGGTTGCTATACTTCTAGGAACTCCGAATGTCTGATAGAAGAAGTTTTCTAAATATGAAATCCAACTTTGTCTATCCTCTGAACTTCTGCTAGGGTATGGCTCAATCTTAGCTGTGTCTTCAGGTAATCCAAGCATCTCTCCATTCTTCACAGCCTTTTCAATTTGAGTGTTTACATAAGTTATCTTTCCTGTGTTTGTTGTTTTATAATACACAATTCCCAAAGCCTTATCTCGATGTTTGATTGTTCTTTCATCTTCTAGTGCTTCATTTCTTGCATCTATAATCCACTTAGTAGCATCTATTTGAGATGTTCCGTGCATTTGGTCTCCGATTCTTTTATTAGAACTATGCAACATATTCTCTCTATCTATCTTCACCCACTTAGAACCATTCCATGCTTCGTAGTGTTTAAGCAACATCTTTTTGTCAAAGACCAATCTAACTCTCTCAGGGCTTATTGGAATCATGTTTAGGATTATTCCCTTTTTACTTTTCTTAACTTCTAGGAAAGCATCACCAACAACTAGCTTAGTAACTTCGTGATTCCACATAACTTGAATGAATGTATCAGAGCCAATTCCTCTCACATGGTCTAGTTGAACCTTTCTAATCTTATCCTCTGAAGTCCAACCCTTCCCAACTGTCCAAGTTGCTAAAGCATTTGCTGCAGAATATATTTCAGGAATTGAAAAGTAATAGCCGAAGTTCTGAGGGGCTTTATCAAAATACCAATAGGTTTCATCTTGACTTGGACTAGCTGCATCTAATGTTTTCTGAGAAACTATGAAGTCGGGAACTTGATTAGTAAAGTCAGTTGTTGTTGCTTGGTTCAAATCATATAAAGGCATTTTATCTATCCACCACCAATGGAACTTGCACTGTTAAAGTTGTCGGGTCTGTTAGTGCGGCTATTGCTCTGTTCTTTGGGTCGTGTGCAATTATATACCAAAGTTCATTATTTGCATTTCCAGTAGTCCATTGCTCAACTGTTATTCTTAATGTCTCTCCTGTCTTGAATGTAGTTTCAGCTGTAACATCAACAGTTATTTCATCAACTTGTAGAGTTATATTGCTGTTAGCTCCTGAGTATGCTTTTGTTAAACCTTGCTTGTTTGCTATTTCTGTTTCGCTGATTCCATCCCACTTTCTAACTCTAATCACTAAATAACCTGTTCCTGTTTGAACTGCTCCTGTTGTGTTATAGAATCCTTGAGTTACATTAACTATGAATTTTCCTTTAACTGTTATTGGCTGAGAGAAAGTTGCATCGAAGTCTATGTCATTAGTCTTTTCTAATGCTCCGTTGTTTGCTGCCTCTGTATCAGTGTAAATTGTTTGAGAATAAACTGCTCTGCTCAATAATAAATCTTCATCACTTGCACGACAAGCTAACATCTCTGCATAAGTTGTTCCTGTTGCTACATCTTCCCAAGAGAAACTTACAACTGATGCTGCAGACTTTCTAAATTGAACAGGTAATATTTCAGGCATCTAAGCCTCACTCATAAATGTTTTAACATCCATGTCTCTCAATAGTTTAATAGCAATATTCCATTCATCTTTTAATATGTCTAACATTGTCTCACGCTCCCTCGCTGAGAATCCTGTTAGGTCGTAATTAATAACCATCATCGCTGCCTTTGCACTTCCAGCCATCTTTAAAATTCCCTTAACATCAACATCTAGAGCAGCATAATTATCAGACCAATTAAATCTAGTTTCACAATTAATCACACTCTCTGCTTGTGTCATAAAGTCATTAATGTAAGCCTCAACATTAGAAACAGCACTCGCATTCACTCCTGCTTTTCTTGAAACCTCTGCTGTTGTTGCGAAGATTCCAGTATCAGCCATTTTGAACCATCCTGTTTAAATTAACATTCAGTTGTTCTAATAGAACTGCAAATAAATAATCCTTATCTTCTAAATCAAACTCTTCCTCTTCCCCTTCCCCTTTTATTTTTGTCTTGAATTTCTTTGTCATATTTTAATTGAATAGATCGATAAACTTAAATGTTTGCTTTTCTGTCCCCAAATTGCATTACAAGCCCCCTCAGTTATGTGAGAATAATTCCCAAATATCTTTAGGTGTCTTGTGCCTAATTCATCATTTGTAAAAGCATATTGAATTGATTTGAAACTCTGAAAGATATTTGTGTCTTTCAATAAATGAACCTTCCCAGTTTCCATCAGCATTTTTGTATGTGAGTATTTTAGAGTCTTCTGCAGCTTTCTAGTTTTCCCGTCTGTTGTCATAATCTGTTTTGAATTATCTATTGCTTCAGTAACATATTTTGTGTCATCATCTTGCATTAACCAATCAAAAACCCCTACCCCAATTCCTCCTGAATCGATGAAGATTTTAGAAAAGTCATACAAAGTATGTAGCGACTTTATATGTTCGAAGGTCTGAGGTAGAGTGGTTTTTGTTGTGACTTGGCTTTCAATTTGATATAAATGATTATTTCTTAATTCAAAAATCTGAAAAGTCGATTCGTCATTTCCCATTCGACCCACATCAATTCCCAATATATGGATTGCTTCTTTTTTAATTGTATTTGGTCTTTCTTCTGTCATGCAGCTTGTTATTAAGTCATCTTCAAACCATTGGGTTATGTCATCCGAGAACTCTCCTAAATATTCCATCCTATACTCCATGTCAGACATGGACTCTCTCTCTTCTACAAGGTGTTGTATTGCTCCGTCTTTTTGTTCCTGTGTCCAAGTGTCACAAACCTTTCTATTCTCTGCAACCCATTCGCTGTTTTGTTCAATTATCTGAAATCTGTTATTTTTATTTAGGTAGGTCTGATAATAATAAGTGTAGTCTTTCCCTTCAAACTTCCCAGCTGGTGTGCTACTCATCCAAATCTTCCCCGCTGTAGTAAATAAAATCGCTTTCGCAGCAACCCAAAAACCTCGAGGAAGCCTACTCGCCTCGTCTGCATAAAGTATATTGCCTGTGAATGTCCTAACTGCATCCCCCTGTTGTTCCAACTGGTCTGCTTATTACATGTCCGCCACCTTTTACCCAAATTCTCGTCTTTGTTGGCTTATGTTTGCCTTTTAATATTAAATTTCTATGATATTTGAATAAATGGTCATAAATCATGTTAATTATGTTCTCGGCTTGGTCTAATGTTAATGAAACACAAACAACTTGGTGTTTAGGGTTGTTAATGATATATTCAGCTGCTTTTATAGCAAAAATTTGAGTTCCGCCTATTTGTCTTCCCTTATTCAGTAGAATGTGTCCTTTTGCATCCAATATTTGTTCTTGCCATTCATCTAACTCCATCTTCTAGGATAACCCCCCAGTAGTTTATAAATATTATTAAAAAAAAGTTTGGGCGAGTACCCCCCCCTTTTTCCCCCCCCTTAATCAACGTCGCTCCCTTTAAAACAAAATAGTTATTCGGTGAGGCGATTAACTGTATGTGAGTAACACTTAGTGACATGATGTAGTGCCTAACAATAACATACCCACTACATGTGCCTACGTAAGCCAGTTAGTTTAGGTCTTGCTTAGTGCAAGACTACGCTCTATAGAGCGTATCTGCGTACTAAACGCAGACTAAACGCCCCTTTGATTCCTTAGTGTTTTTACGAGACGCATCATAGAGGTTAAGAAATATATACTGAATACTGCGGTATTCAGAGGTTAATAGATTACTTAAATTCATTGGTGTTGAGTAGTAAAACACTAAGGGTGTTAATATCATCACTCTTGAGTAATCGCATGAGTATATTAAGAAGAAGGCTGTTGTTGTATCATGATATTCTATGAAGTAAAGAGAAATGACATGTTGAAAGCATATATATATGCTCCGTACAGCCTTATATAGGTATGACTCCTATTCAAAAAAGCACGGTTGGGTAACCATGTCTAAACCTTTCAGGTTAGTAAGTAATGTGTTACTAGTACGTTCTTTTACGTATACGTAAGTCCCGAGCCAAATCCAAAAGACACCTATATATATAAGTATAGATATATTTAAATAGCCAGTTATTCTATGTATAATGGAGGTAAATAAACATGGTAGATAAAAGGTCAGTGTATTGGAAAGCTAAGTTCATTATGAATCAAAGAATTGGTCAGTGCTTAACATTAGATGAATTAAAAGCAATAGTCTCAATGGAAATGGGTAGTAGTGCCAAATCAGTAGAGAATGCAATAAGAATGATGGGAGTTACTAAATTGATTAAAGACATAGGTAATGCTCAATTTGAAGTAATTGGTTCTTTAGAGGAAGAATTAAGTGAGTGATAGATAGACTAAGCCACACATTGTTAATACAACCCCACACAGCATGCCAAAGAAGAAAGTCTTTAATATATCTATGAAGCGATTCATTCTAACATAATCCTATACTCCTTAAGTATAGCTATAAATTCAATTAGTGAGGTCCTTCTAACAGACCTTCCCGAAGTATATGTGGATTTCTCCGCATTATATTTATTCATCTGTTTTTGAATCATCTCTTTTAGTTCTTTCATCATAAATCACCAAATATCTCTTTAATCTTACTATTAACCATTTCTTCTGCTGAAGGTAAGTTTATATTCCAGATGTCTTCAATATTCCAATATGCTTCTTTTAATTCAGCTTTCAATCTCTCCACAGCTTCTTTGACATCTTCTACTTTGATTAATCCTTTAGTGTCTGCTAATTCAAGAGGATATATTTTATCTTTTAAACTTTCCATTTTGTGATTATAAATTCCCCGTCTTTCCGGGGTTTAGTCAAATTTGATATTTACATCCAGTTTATTCTGGTATTCAAGGTTCGTGAACCAATGATCTGGTATTCAAGGTTCGTGAACCAATGAGGACGGCAGGATTCGAACCCGCTTGCTGATACCATGCGCACATTCATCACGCCCTCTTGTCGTTTAACACGCGACTATGATTTTTTGTTTTCAGATATTTTGGCTAAGAGCAATCTAATCTTAACTAATTCTTCGTAGATTACTTGTTGCCAAGTTATTCTGTCTTTTCTTGATTTTCTTTCCATTATGACTATGATTGTGGGTCTCGTATCCTTATTAGATTCGACCGAGTTAGCTAATCTCTTGTAACCGAATCACTCCAACCCACACGGTGACTATAATAGGGGAGCAATGAACAGGTGTTCTTGCAAACAACAAACGTTCGTGCAAACTCCCCGTATCAGCTGACTATGAACATAGGGGGAGAAGTGGTGACAAAACCCCCTATGAATATTATTTATTTATCTCTCTGTAATAGATGCAGAATGTCATGCAGATTACTTATAATTTCAGCATGTTTCTCATCCTTTTCCTCTTCAGGTTGAACGTTTGCTGGTGTTGAAACCATTGGAGTTGTTTCTGCTGTTGCTAAGCTCATGCTTAACATATTCCAATATTCTCCCTTTTGCTCTCCAGTCATAGAGATATTATCTCCAGTCTTGAATCCCTCATAAATATCTTTGTCAAATGTAGAGTAGTTCTTCCCATTAACAACAAAAACAGCTCGAGTATATTCTTTCCCAGTCTTCTCTGAGACTTTACACTCGATGACTTTGCTCACAATAGTTCCTTTAACTATTTCCATCTAAAAACCGAAAAGAATAGCTACTACTGCAGCGGCATAAATCCATCCCATTACAGCAGCGAACTTTAACCATCCGCTTAAATCTTTAAATTTTATTTGATTCATTTTTGTCTTTCCTCCTTTTGTAATTCTTTAATTTGAATTGTGTGTCTTTTTGTTCTATCCCTAACTTCTTCTAACTTAACCCACATTTCCATTAGGTCCTTCTTAGTTGCTATTTCTATCATTCTTTATCCTCACTCAAATTAACACATTCATCTGACATGTGATACTCACTATTAAATGATTCTCCACATTCACTACATTTATCTTCTTGACTTTCCATGAATATATGTATATATGTATGTTTATATACTTATCGGTATTATTTAAATAATTCTTTTCTAGCTTTCCAAATTGTTATTTGGTCTTCGTGTCCTTGTATTGATTTGTCACAAATCTCTTCAGTTATCACTTGGACTTCTGCATCAGTTATTTTAATAACTCCATCTTCAAATGCTTCTGTTCTTTCCATTATGTTCCTCCTATTTGTATTAAGTTCATTGTGATATCATCTACAATTACATTATTTGTATTTGTTTCATTCCAAACCCAAACCTCAATAGTATCATTAACAGCTAAATCAATAATTCCTGTCATACTTAAGCTTCCAGTATCACCACCACCACCACTTAGATTTCTATGTGAATGGCAATTCTGAAAAAGAGTTGCTCCATTATTTTTATAAACTCCAAACCCAACTTCATAGGCGGTTCCCCCAGCACTCTCCGCACTTATTGAAACATTACATTTATAGTGACCAGCCTTAACAATAGTTAAATGGTCGTTGGTGTGGTCGGGTGTCATATTATTAGATGCTCCATTAACAGCAAAACTTGTAACTTGAACTTTATTAGCTATCCCAGTTCCAGTAATTGTTATTGTTGTATTAGTATCATAAGCATATATTTCCCCATAAGGTAGTCCTGCCCCTCCTACAAAAGTTAAATCTCCTGTTGAACCTATTTGAAGATAGTTTGTATTATCATCACCTAATTTAGTAGAACCCACAACTTGTAGTTTGGTGTCTGGGCTTGTAGTATTTATTCCTACCTTTCCATCTGCTGCAATGGTCATTCTATCAGCAACAGTTATTGTTCCGTCTGGCACTGTGGAAAATACCATTTTACTCCCTTGTGCTGCATCTGTAAAGTTTTGATTAGCTCTAAATTCTATTGCTGCGGTATTAACTGAGCTGAATCCTGTTGTTCCGTAACCCCCTCCCCCAAATCTAAACAAGACATCATTCGCCAATGTTGCTGTCGGACTTGCTGTTGTTCCCTGTGTCTTTCGTGCTGAGAAGAAGGGGATTCTGTTTGAAGTTCCCGAACAATAGGCAGCCATCCCTGTTGAGCTTGTATCTGTAACAATCGCTAATTTAGTAGCTGACGAAGGAACAATACCATTATCATTTCCAATAAGAACCCCATTTGTAAAAGTTGCTACTCCATCAGCATCAATACTTAATGAAGGGTCGGGTGTTCCATCACTTGCACTTAATTCAGAATGTCTATGCAATGTGTCCGCCATAGAGTTATCTGTTAATGTATCTAGCTCAGAAATTAAAACAGAACTATCTTGTATTCCTTTAGCTCCCCCATCTCCAACAATTATAGTATTATCGTCTAAGTTAGCTGCTGCCGTTACATCTCCACTTCCGCCAGTATGGGTGTGTCCTGGGTCTACTCCCGAAGTAACATTTGCCCCTTCTATTGTAGTTCCGAGTATTGTACCATCAACTTCTAGCATTTCAGTTGGGGCTATTTTATTAATTCCAACTCTTCCAGTTGTAGCCTTAACTATCATCTTAGTGTCGTTGCCTGTTACAAAACGGAAGTCGTGGTCTGTTACAGGTCCTATTGTAGAGCCTAAGAATTGACTTGTTCCAAATGCAGTTTCAATATTATTATTACTGTCTCTTAATGTAATTGCAACATTGGTACTATTCTGAACTCCTATTCCTTCTATTGCTGAAGTGAAAACATCTGCTGTTGAACCAACATGAAGGTCTTTCTGTGGTGCTGCTCCTCCTGTTCCTATTCCAACTTTACCTGAATCAGCTACCTTTACTGCTGGATCAGGACTTCCATCCGGAGCTACTAATTTACTATGCCAATGCACTGGGTCATTAGTATCAACATATTTTTTATTAACTATATCAGAATCATTTACAGGAACTTTCTCAATAGTCCCCTCCTTAGTTGCTATGTTTTTTCTTATAGCATGGTCATCTAAAATACCAGCAGACTTATGACCGCCAGTTCCTCTTCCTGTCATTCTAGGAATCTTTCTTATTAAGGGATTTCTTACCATGTTAAATTAAGTTAAGAAGACTATAAAAAATTATGCTGAAACTACCTGAAGTATAATACAAGAGTTAGAAGTTGTTGGAATCACTACCCATGTTTGAGCCGCATCATAAGTAGTAGTTTGAATAGCTGTTTCGATGGCTGCACTATCATTTAACAAACCCGCATAAACCACTGTTGCTGCATTAGCTGCCATTAAGCACTAGTGATGTCTTCCCATGCAGCCGCTCCAGTTGTTCT